CTATTATGGCTTATTCAATGGTATAACAAATTATACTACACATCAACATGAATCTGACAACGATGTAGATTACGAATTGATTGCAGGAATAAGCAACAGTTACTCTAAACAGGCACTAAACTTTATTGTTAAAGATTTAATTGACAAAGGAATATGTCTAAATTAGACCTGATAAACACTTTAAAAGATTGCGTAAGGCTAATATCTTTTTTTGACCCTAAGCATCCTCTAATAGACACAGCTGTAAAGGTTGTTCTAAAAGAAGAAGGGAGCAAAAAAGATATTAAGTGGCTTACTCAGTCTTTTGATATGTTTTGGAAAGAATATCCTAAAAAAACAGTCAAAAAACAAGCAAAAGAACAATGGTTTAAGCTAAATGCTGATAAAAAGTTGTTTAATAAAATTATGAAAGAGTTAGATATGCAAAATAAACACAAAATGCATCTCAAACAAAAGAATGAATTTTATGCTCCGTTTCAAGACGCAATTAGATGGATAAAAAACGAAAGGTGGACAGACGAAACACCTAATGTAAGGAAAGCAAACACAATAACGCTAAACAGAAACACAAATGGAGGAAGCAACAGATGATTTAGAAAAAAGTCTTTTAAACAAATTAATTAACAAAAAAAGTCTTTACTATGACAATCATTCTACATTGTCTCATGAGTTATTTATAAACCCTATACATAAAGCTATCTATATCTACCTGGACAAAGAATACCAGGACGGTAATAATTTTGATATTATCAAAGCAGGTAATTCTATTAGTCATATAAAAAACATTGATTATATTATTGGTGATATAATGGCCATGGACACATATTTTATGTCTATTCAAAATATTGTAGGAGAATTAACTCACAATAATAAAAGAACTAAAATGTATGCAGCGTGTGAAAATTTCTTGCAAACAGTTAGAAAAGACACGTCTGAAAAACCTGTTGACAATCTTGTAAAATCTGTAAATTCTCTAGAAGTAGTTACTAGTTCTGAGATAGTAGAGATGCAAGAACACATATCTAATGCTGTTAAAGAGATAGAAATAAGTTGTTCTACTAAAGGTATTACAGGTATTACAACTGGCTTTAAAAACATTGACGAATTTACAGGAGGATGGAAAAAGCAAGACCTTATTATTGTAGGCGGTGCTTCATCTATGGGTAAAACAAGTCTTGCATTAGCTTTTGCAAGCAACTCTGCTGTTGCTGGTGTTCCAACTGCTATATTTTCTTACGAAATGTCAACCAATCAAATGGTTAAAAGACTTATATCTAGTGATACAGAAATAGGTAATAAAAGTTTGATGGAAGGTGAAATTACACCTGTAGAATGGAATCAGATACATAAAAGCATGGGCAGGTTAGAAAAACTACCATTGTATATAGATGATTGTAATAAAACAGATTTACGGTACTTACTTAATAGAATAAGACAGTATGTTATTACTAAAAATGTTAAATTAGTTATGGTTGACTACCTTCAACTTGTTAGTAACTCTATGCGTGGCAGAAGTCGCGAACAAGAGGTGTCTATTATAGCTAGGTCGCTTAAAAACATAGCTAAAGAGCTAGATATTACTATTATGGCTTTATCTCAGCTTAGTCGTGGCGTTGAAAAGAGACAAGGATGTAGACCAACTCTTGGTGACCTTCGCGAATCTGGCGAGATAGAGCAAGCTGCAGATGTAGTTACCCTTGTATATCGCCCTGAGTATTACGGGTTTGAAGAAGACGAGAAAGGACAAAGCGTAGCAGGCATAGCAGAAATAATATTTGCTAAAGGTAGAAACATAGGAGTCGGAAGTAGGTTCTTAAATTTTGTAGATTACTTGACTAAATTTAAAGAAATAGAACAAAACTTTTGATTCTTATTAACATTTTTTGTATATTTGTGCAAAGTAATGTTAATTATGACTACTAACTACATCATAGCTAAACTAGCTAAAGACTTAAAGATTCCACAAGGCATAATAAAAGAAGTAATTAGTGAAACCTTTTCGGAGATTGATGCACAAATCTCTGAAGAACGTTTAGTTATGATTCGTGGTTACATGAAGTTTGTATGCAGTAAAAGAAATACCAAAAAACGAGACGATAAGCTCTCAATCCAAGATTATTTACAACTAAAAACCAAAGACAAGTGAAACCAAACATTATTGTAGTAGGAAAGAGTGGCTCAGGTAAGTCAACATCCTTGCGTAATTTAAACGCAGAAAGAACAGCTGTATTAAACACAGAAAGAAAACAACTACCATTTAGAGGTGCAAACAAATTTAAGAATGTACCTGTACCCGATTTAAACACATTTAACACAGCTTTAGATAAAGCTATGAAATCAAAAGACATTGATACTATCGTGATAGAATCATTTACCAGTCTTATAGAAATGATATACAGAGAAGCTGACGTAAGATTCAAAGGTTTTGATGTGTGGTCATTTTATAATAAAGAGATAGATAGAATATTAAATCTTAGTAAAAACACAGAGAAGCACATTATTTATTTAGCTATAGATGGTGCTTACGATGGTGAAGACGGTGTCCAAGAAAGATTTGTAGCTGTAGACGGCAACAGGTGGAAAAAGCGTGTAGAAAAAGAGTTTGTACTATGTTTATATACAGATAACCATTATTCTAACGAGGATACTAAACATAGATTTAGAACACAATCACTAGGAAAAGATTCAGCTAAGAGCCCAATGGGTATGTTTGAAGAATTGTATATAGATAACGACCTTGCACAGGTTATAGAAAAGTGCGAAGAATATTATAACTAACCTTAAATTAAAATTATGTTTCCAAATTTAAAAACAGCAACAGTATCTTCTAACACTATGTTAGGAGCAGGGGTGCACACAGTAAAAGCAAAAAGCTTTGAAGAAAAAACAACAACAAAAGGACTTCCTTATGTAGAGATTATCTGCGAAGACAGCACAGGAGCTAAGACTTATCTAAAGTTTAACGGCGTAGATAGCAACACAAGCGAAGCAGCAGCTAGAGTAAGAACAGAAATATTTAAAAAGTTTCTTACTACTGCAGGTGCAACTACTTTTAATACAGTACCTACATCAGTAAGTTCTATTTTAAATAAAACATTTCAAATAGTTCTTGCAGAAAGAGAGTATTGGATGAATGATAAAGACACAGGAACGCCTACTGTAAGAAAAGCTTTTGATTATAAAACATCTGCACCTGTAGGTAATCCATTAACATTTAATGAGTCAATGAATAAACCACTTGTAGGTCAAGAGCTTATAGGTTTTCAAGAAGCTCACAATGCACATATGTTAGCTAATTCAGGTTCACAAGGAAGCACAGCAAATAGCGACTTACCCTTCTAATGAAACTGAAGCATTTAGCATCTGTCATCGACGAGAAACTTATCCTTAAACATAGGGATAGGTTTCTTGAAGATGTTAAAAGACACAATGGTAAAGCGGTAGAGATTACAATGAAAGAATATTTACCAAATCGTAGCAATCTTTTAAATCAATACTATTGGGGAGTGGTTATTAAATTATTATCAGAACATACAGGGTTTGATAAATATGAAACGCACGAACTAATGAAGGGATTGTATTTACAAACTAAAGTAGAAATGAACGGTAAGCTATATGATTCTGTAAAAAGCACAACTAAAATTAACAACAAACAAATGTTAATATACATTGAAAAGATAAAACAGTTTGCATCAGAAATATTAGAAGTTTACATACCAGACCCACATGAAGCAGCCAATTAAAGGAATATACATTCCTTACAACGTACCATCTAGCAAGAACAGCAAACAATGGACAGGTAAAATGTTAATCCATAGTAAAACTACGAGGACCTACATTAAAAATACCAAACAACTTTATATAAAGTCTAAAGAAGAGTTCGATAAACAACTAATCCAGGTACTGGGAAGCAGCAATATCGAACCCCACTTACCTTTACATATAGATATGTTTTTTCTAAGGAGCAGTAAAAGAAAGTTTGATTATATAAATCCTGCACAAACAGTACAAGACCTTATGGTTAAATACGGATGGATTGAAGATGACAACTGTGACATAATAGTCCCTCACTTTAGTGGATATATAGTAGATAAAGAAAACCCAGGAGTAATAATTAATATTTTAAAACCATGAATGGAATTCAATTAAACAATGAAAACAAAGACAGATTGCAACTTCTTTGTAAAGATATATTAGATGATAATATGTCAAGAAATACTTTAAAGAGTTACGCAAACTCATATTTAACAATATTAAAACAAGAAGAGCATGAGCAAGAAACAAACGCACAAAACAAGATTGCTACAATATCTTAAGGATTATAAAAGCATTACGAGTTTAGAAGCAATACGCGACCTTGGAAATACAAGGCTATCAGCTAGTATATTTACACTTAAGGAAGATGGTTATAACATAACCACAGAAAACGAACAAGTGCCTACTAGATGGAAAAACCAAGACGGAAGCAGTAGAACAACAACTGTAGCTAAATATAAACTAACCGAAAGAAAAGAATATAATTTACATGATACAGCTAAAAACAACCCAGAATATTAAACGAATAGAAGATAGCTATATATATGATGATGATACATATTTTGCAGATAGAAAGTATGTAACAAACTCAATGTTAAAAGTAGCAGGAAAGCAATGCCCTAAAGATTTTGTTTATTATTTAAATGGAGGAACACCAACAAGCGAAGCATTTCTTATAGGTTCAGCATTTCATTGCTTAGTACTAGAGAATAAAGAATTCGATAAAAGATATGCTGTAGCACCTAGCGCAGACAGGCGAACAAAAGCAGGCAAAGAAATGTATGCAGAGTTTAGCGAACAACATAGAGAAAAAGAAATCCTTACAAATAGTCAGTATACAAAAATTACTACTATGTATAACTCTTTATCAAAACATGAGTTCGCAATAAATCTTTTATCAGGAGGTGAAGCAGAGCAAATATATTGCTGGGAAGATTTAATTCATAAGACTTTATGTAAAGCTAAGATAGATTATATAAATAAAGATAAAGGATACCTTGTAGATGTAAAGACAAT